AAGGACCCCCCCCCGCACGGAGAGTGGCTTCTTAATGCGGCGGTGTTTACTGTTTGATTTTATTGAGATGGCATTGATTTTTAGTAGAGCGATCGTTTTATTGCCTCACTTTAACCTTAGTACCATTGTAGAATACAAAGGTTATCTCGCTGTTCCTGTGGACTATTGCTTTCTCTACCATCACAGTCCATAAAGTGTCGTTCCACTCGCTCAATACGGTCGGCTGTTTTTTCAGAGTTCTTATGTAAAGCGCTACAGCCTTATCTTTTTGACTGCGGAGGGTACGGAGGTTTTGCAGGCGTGCCAGTTCTGCAGCCTCTGTTTCGTACCTTTTGGTAAGTGATTCATACTTTTTCAAGTACGCTTCCTGCGATTGTGCGGTGACTGCATTATCCTTAACTGCAGCCTTGACAAGTTCGGCAACAATCTGCGTTTCCTCAAGGTGACGCTCAATATCGGCGTCTAGTGACTTGAAATCGGTCAGCTTTTTGCGCATCAGTTCGCAGTCCTCAATGATTTGCTTTCTATTTCCCATCATCTGGTTATAGGCTTTTATGAAGAGCTGCTGTACGGTTTCCGTATCCACAGTTGGCGTCAGACAACGTTCACCGCCTTTGAATTTATTGTTGCACTGCCAAACAGTGCGACGGTAGCGGTCGGTGGAATGCCAGACCTTTGAGCCGAAGAACCCGCCGCAGTCCTCGCAAACCAGCTTTGCAGAGAGTACGCTTTTTCCGCTGTATGCGTTGCCGAGTGCTTTTCGTCTGGCAAATTCAGCTTGGACGTGATTCCATTCATCAGGTTCAATAATGGCGGGGTGGCTGCCCTCAACATAATACTGCGGCACCTCGCCTTCATTTAGCTTTGTTTTCTTTTGCAGAAAATCTACTGTAAAAGACTTTTGGAGAAGTGCGTCACCCTTGTATTTTTCATTTGTCAGAATACTGGTAACTGTGGTTTTGCTCCACTTTGCCTTACCGCTTGGTGACGGTATTTCCAAGTCCTCAAGATACCTGCAAATTCCTGCTTGGGTTTTGCCGTCAAGAAATAATCTGTAAATCAGCCGAACAACGACGGCTTCTTCCTCGACAATGGCAGGCCGTCCGTCCTCGCCCTTTTTATAACCGAGGAAATGCTTATATGCCAAATGAATCTTGCCGTCAGCGAAGCTCTTGCGCTGACCCCACGTAATGTTTTCGGAAATACTGCGGCTTTCTTCCTGCGCCAGTGAGGACATTATGGTTATGAGCAGTTCGCCCTTGCCGTCGAAGGTGTAAATACCCTCCTTTTCAAAATAACACTCAACGCCGTTTTCTTTCAGCTTTCGGATAGTTACAAGGCTGTCAACCGTGTTTCGAGCAAATCTGCTGACCGACTTTGTAACAATAAGGTCGATTTTACCCGCCAATGCGTCCGCTATCATCTCCTTGAAACCTTCGCGGCGCTTGGTATTTGTGCCGGAAATTCCTTCATCGGTATAGACCCTTACGAAATCCCACTCCGGCTTTGACTGAATGTATCGGGTGTAGTAGTCCACCTGCGCTTCATAGCTTGTGAACTGCTCATCACTGTCAGTTGAAACTCGGGCATATCCGGCAACACGCCTTTTCTGCACGGATGCCTTTGGCAGATGCGTCAAGGAATTTACAGTCGCCGGTATCATCGTAACTTTAGGCATTATGCTTGCTCCTTTCTAATGTTTTCTGACGGGCGGCTTCTTTCATCTCGTCCGTCCAACTTTGACTGCGTGAGCGGTCTTTCCAAATTCGAGTAATTTCCGAACCGTCCTTGAAATAGAAAATCAGGGTATTATCATTGCAGACGCGAATATGCTGAATTCGGTGGCAAAGCCACTCGTGAGTAAAATCATTCTGACCCAGGACATCAGCAGTGACTTGCTGTAGAGTAGACTCCGGTATCTGCTTAGACGCACAAGCTGCTTTACCAAGTGAATTGTATGTTCCGCACACCCAGACCGCTCCCGTTTTTGTGATCTTTCGGCGATAGTTTTTGCCGCAGTTATCGCACACCATAAGGCTTGAAAAGGGATATGTTTTCTTTGGCACAGACTTCTTGTTAAACCGAGCCGCCCGCCTTGACTTTTCCTCTTGAACAGCTTGAAAAGTTTTTTCGTCAACAATGGCTTCGTGGCTTTCTTCAGCAAGATACTTCGGAAGTTCGCTGTTATTGAAGATTTTCCGTTTAGTGATATGGTTTTCACGGAATGTCTTTTGCAGCAAAAGATTACCCGTATAGGTGTGATTGCTGAGTATTCGTGAAACTGCGGACTGATTCCATTTACCGCCAAACCGTGACGGAACACCCTCCTCATTCAAGCGTTTTGCAATAAGCTGGTAGCCGCTGCCCGAAAGGTATTCATTATAAATACGGCGGACGATTTCGGCTTCCCTCGGAACAATAACATAATGCTCGTTTTCCATACGATACCCCATTAAAGTCCTATCCCAGGGAATACCGGATTCAAAACTACGCTTGATTCGCCACTTCTGATTTTCGCTTGCCGAGCGGCTTTCTTCCTGTGCGTATGAAGCAAGAATCGTCATCATCAATTCTCCGTCACCGCTAATTGTGTGAATATTCTGCTCCTCAAAATAAATATCCACCCCCAGAGCTTTGAACTCACGAACTGTCTGTAGCAAAGTGACTGTGTTTCGTGCAAAGCGGGAGATGGATTTTGTAATCACCATATCAATTTTACCGGCACGGCAGTCTGCAACCAAATTCTGAAAACCTGATCTTGAATCCTTGGTGCCTGTCTTGGCTTCATCAGAATATACACCTGCATAGAGCCAGTCGCCGTGGTTTTGAATGAGGTCGTTGTAATAGCTGACCTGTGCGGAGAGTGAGTGGAGCATAGCGTCCTTACCGCTCGACACACGGGCATAGGCGGCTACTCTCTTTTTTCTTTCAAGCTTTGGCGGTTTTGATACGATGATTATTTTTCCTGACATAACGTCACCTCCTTATAGTGTGACATATTACCTCTAAAACCATCATATATCAAGTCAATTCCGCCGTATAAACTACACGAAGATATACCGTATTTTTCGTTCATAATTGTATCAATATCGGTGTAATCTTCCGGGGTTATAATCCCCATCGACAGCATTCGTTTTGCCTGGAGCATGGAAGCAAGGTAGCTTTCCAACCGATTTCTGTAATTGTCATTCATCGGAAATATGCCCCTTTCTGAAACGGTCTGTTATGTAGCAGGCATGAGAACAGTATTTTCTGTGATTGTTTCCGTAAGCGGTGAAATTCCGTCCGCAACAGGCGCAGGTATATTCATAATTTGCTTTTCGGTTGACATAATCCCTGTGTTCATTCCACCATGTATTTCGACAGGAATCGGAGCAGAACTTTTTTGGTTTCTGCTTAGGAATGATTTTTATCAGCTTTCCGCACTGTTTACAAGCCACGGCATTCTTTGATTTGTCACCCAGACCGTTGCGGCGGCAGAATGAGCGCACAGTATTGTCTGAAATGCCGAGGGATTTTCCTATTTTAATATAACCTATCCCTTGCAGGCGCATTGTTCGTATTTGTTCTTTTTGCTGATTTGTCATTGAGCTTTCCTCCAATCCGAGGGATTACCTCAATATCAACTGGAGGAAAAATAGTCATCCGGTCCGAAAAAATAAGAGATCTTATATATTTTTCATTTTGTTTTTTTACAAATGCGCTTTATATTCAAATATATGCTATAATATATTACCGAATAAGTACGCCTATTAGAGCAAGGCTAGATAATAGCCACTTTTTGTTCCACTGTCGTATAGGCATCTCCAATTCCTTATGTGTATATAGGCAAAAGAAAAATGTGAAATCCGAAGTGCTGTGAAATAAAAAATAAGCCGAGGATATCTGGAAATCCCGGATATCCTCGGTTTGAACAAAATTTAATAATTATCAAACAATATCCCAATATTGGGGATACGCCATTTTTTTGAACTGTATTTATCATTTACTTTCATAGTGCATTCAAGATGTCGATATTTCGCACAAGTTAACCACTGATTTGGCGAAAAAGTCATAAGAAAAATGGGGGCGGGGGGCCCCCCAAAAAACCACCCGTCAATCTCATA